CTCTATGAGCAGAAACGCCAATTGGAAGATAACAACTCCATGTGGTTACAAATGGAGGATGCTATTGTTAGCTATGGCGATACTTTTGCAAGCACCATGAACGATGTTGTATGGGGCGCAAAGACGAGTTTCAAAGAAGTGCTATCTTCTTTCCTAAAAATGCTCACTGAGATTGTTATTCAAACTCAAATTGTGAAACCGTTGCTTTCAGGTCTTTTTGGCAACGGTGCGGCTTTTTCTGGTGGGGACGTTCTTAAAAACGCCATGGGTAATGCTTTCCTCGGAGGCTCAGTTGTTCCTTTCGCAACTGGTGGTATTGTAACTAAACCCACATTCTTCCCTATGGCGAATGGGCTGGGGTTGATGGGTGAAGCTGGCCCAGAAGCAGTTATGCCGCTAACAAGGACATCTGGAGGGAAACTTGGTGTTCAATCTGTGGGCAATCAAACCCCGAATGTTATTCTTAACATTGAAAACAACACAGGTTCAAAGATTGAACAGAAGAACACAAAAACATCATTCAACGGTAAAGATTTTGTTATAACGACCGTTTTAGAAGCCGCATCCTCAAATAAAAACGGCTTCAGAGACGCTATGAAATCAATAGTCAAATGAGCTTACTTGAATTTCCGATAGCTCCGTCTGGGTTTATAGAAAAATATAGACACGACACAATAAGAACAAGATTCGATCAAGGCAAAGTGTCGGTTCGCCCGAAATGGTCAACGGGGAAAAATGAATTTACCTTTACATGGCATTTGTTAACAAATGCTCAAAAGATAACACTCAAGGAGTTCATAATAGGTAATATTGGATTAGAGTTTGATTTTGAAAATGATCTTGACGATGAAACCTATTCTGTTGTTTTCTCCGAGGATGAATTTGAATTTAAAATTGTTGCTCTGTATGAAGGCGGCACAGGGTTGCCAATGTGGTCACTGGAATTAAAAGTTATTGAAACATAATGCCAATCTCATTATCATCTCAAGCAATCATAGAGAAAAATAAACTTACCTCAACAGGAGCGTTTATTGTTCTCTTAAAAGTGACTTTTGATTCCACTTCTGTTTATCTTTGTCGCAATAATGAGGATATTACATGGAACGGTGAAACGTGGTCAGCTTACTATTTTCAATTGGGGGATATTAATGAAACAAAAGAAGGTGAGTTACCCACAGTTGATCTGAACATTTGGGATATTAATAGAGTTCTAACACCGACTCTTGCTGATTACGCTGGCGGGGTTGGCACGAGTGTTGATATTTATATTGTCAATACAGCTCTGTTGAGCGAAACAGACCCTTTGCGTCACGAGACCTTTAATATATCTGAGGTTTCGATTGACAGTATGAATAAGATAACGTTCAGGTTGTCTGTTGCAAATTTAGCAACTCGCAGGAGTCCTAAGAACAGGTTCCTGAAAACGCATTGTCGGTACAAAGAATTTAAAGGTTCTCACTGTGGGTATAGTGGATCTGAGACTGAGTGTGATAGAACGTTTGCGAGATGCAAAGAGCTTGAAAATCAAATGCGTTTCGGCGGATTCCCTGGCGTTGGTCAAACGGGGATTTTTCAATGACCAATGACCTCATCGGTAAACCTTTTCGCTCAAAAGGGAGAGGGCTTGATAATTATGATTGTTGGGGTCTTGCTATTGAGGTTTTAAGGAGGGAGGGAATTAACATTCCTGAGTTTGACATTGACGCATATGCTTATTCTGTTGTTAGTGCAAAAATGCAAGAGCAGATTCTTGACCCCAGATGGAAGAAATTGAAAAACCCTGAAAAAAATTGTATTATTGCAATTAAAGAGCATCCGAAATTCGTTCAACATGTCGGTGTGTATCTTGGCTATGGGAAATTCATTCATGCTGGTGCAAATGGTGTTGAGGTTCGACGATTGAACGATTTCAAAAAACAAATCAGAGGGTTTTATAAATATGTTGAATAAGATCACATTTTGCATAATCCCTGATATATTTCAACCAGAAATAAGTGAAACCATAAATGTTGATTTTGTAGAAAATCAAACAATCGAAAGTTACCTCATTGAGATTCTTAATGGTCTTGATGGTTTAGATATAAAAGTTTCACTCAATGGCAAACATTGTGATCTTTCGATTACCCCTGAAAGTGGCGATTTTGTATCGGTTGTGTGTTCTCCACAAGCGGCGGCTATAACTACCCTTATCACAGGAGCGTCTTCTATATCAGCAGCTTTTGGATGGGGTGGTGTTTTAGGCGCGATAGCTTACGGGGCTGTCTACATTGCAGCGTCATATCTCGTGATGACGGGAATGAACATGATTTTAAAAGCTATTGGCCTTCTCCCCTCTCAAAGCGAGCTTACTGACGATCAATCCTCACCGACATACGCGTGGGGCGATTTACAACCATCTGTAGCTGAAGGCTTACCTATCCCCATGGTTTACGGCGAACATAAAATCGCAGGTCAGATCATCAATCAGTTTGTGACAGTCAAAGACAGTAAAGAATATCTGAATGTTCTTTTAGCTGTAAATGATGGGTTAGTAGATAGCATTGATGACATACGAATCAACAACCAACCTTATAATAATTATAATGGTGTGTCTGTTTATACAAGGCTTGGGGCTTTAGATCAAACAGCTATTGGTGAATTTGATGAAATATCACAACAACACAATCCCAACGTTAAATTAACATACAATAATAGCTTTTCGTATCAAACTGCTGGTGATTCGGTTGAAAAATTAGCAGTTATAATTAAGTTCCCAAACGGATTATCGTATAGTAACGATGACGGTGGTTTAGATTCACGTTCTGTCCAAATTAAAATTGAGTATAGAATAGTTGGCTCTGGCTCTTGGATTGTTTACGATATTATCACTGTTACAGGTCGCACCACTGAAGAGCGTTTGAGGACTGTTGAAATTGACGATCTTTCACCAGATCAATATGAAGTTCAATTGACCAGAATGACGAGCGACGATGATTCTTTCAGAGAAAACACCGATTCTTACTTTTCAACACTAATTGAAACTGTAAAACAAGAGTTATCTTATCCTGGCGTTGCTCTTTATGGGATCAAGGCTCTCGCAACAGATCAACTTAGTGGAGCCGCGCCAACCTTCACATGCAATGTTACCAAGTCTTCAGTGAGCGTGTATAACCCATACACATCTCTGTGGGAATCTGAGGATGCCGATAACCCAGCATGGATGTTATACGATTTCCTTGTCAACCATCACAACATTTCCCACGAAGCGATTCTTTATGACGATTTCAACGATTGGGCTAATTACTGCAATGAGCTTGTTAATGGGGAATACAGGTTTAGAGCGGCGATTGTTCTCGATACACAAAACAATATTTGGGACAATGCTCAAAAAATAGCCGCTCTCGGTCAAGCCACGTTGATTCGGAGAGGCACATATTATGGCCTGTTTGTTGATAAACCGGAAACAACCATATCCCACTTATTTACAAGTGGCAATATCATTGAAGATAGTTTTCAATTAAAATATCTACCTGTCGCCGACAGAGCCAACGCTGTTGAGGTGACATATTGTGATCCTGACCGAGATTTCACCAATCAAATAGCGGCAGTTTATAGCTCTGACTACATGGAATCTGAGTCAGAGGATAAAAAAACCTCTGTACAAATATTTGCAGCAATAACTCGCGAAAGGGCTTTTCAGTATGCAGCAAGAACTTTAAACAGCAATAGATTTTTAACAAAAACAGCAACATTTAAAGCGTTCACGGATAGCTTTTCTTGCACGATTGGAGATTTGACTTATTTTCAGCACGACATACCACATTACGATAAAGGATGGGGTGGTAGGATTGTCAGTGCCACAGAAAATACTGTCACTATTGACAGAGAGGTCACTCTTTCTGTGGGCACTACTTACAATATACTGGTTCGTTTATCAGACGATACGTTTGTTGAAAAGACTGTGGAAGCTGTCACTGAAGAGACAACAACTTCAACTCTCACATTAACTTCAAGTTTTACCACAGAACCAAGCAAAGACGATCTCTATATGTTTGGTATCGCAAGTACATATAAAGAAACATATAGAATCATTCAAATCTCATCTGACGAAGATGGCATAAGAACAATAACTGCGCTGGAATATAATGATGATGTTTATTATGGTGACGATTATACTGTTATCGAGGACGATTATTCACCGCCAGTAGAACAAGAAGCTATTAATGTGACGGCCAGAGAAAGATTAGTTTATGGTGCGGGTGGCGATTATCAATCTGTTGTAGACGTCAACTGGATACCTAACACTATTTCTTCTGGTAGCAACTGGTCAATATATGTTGAGGATTTATCTGATGGGAACAGCGTTATAAATAAAATTGCCGATACAACGTATACCAAATTCCAAATTGGTTCTGAATATTTAATTATCGACAATGAATTTAAAATTTACATAGCGCCATACGGGAAAGGCGCTTACGACACAGGATCAAACACAACAACTTTAACCATACAAGGAAAACTTAATCCACCAGCTGACGTTAGTGGGTTTTCAGGTGAATGGGAAAACAATCTTCGATCTGTAAATTTCACATGGTCAGCGGTAACTGATATTGACCTTGCTGGTTATGAAATAAGAAGAGGTGACACTGATTGGGAAAGTTCGGATGTGGTTGCTCAAGTCGGAAAGACAACTTCTCACACATACCTTGTTCCTGTGGGCACTGTAGCTGATTTAACTTATCGAATAAAAGCCTTCGATACTTCTGGTGTTTTTTCAGAAAACGATACAACTGATGTTGTTTCAATTGATACCAGTGAAACTGATTTGGAAGTACCCACAGGATTGGCATTAAGTAGTTCTGTTGTAACAACAAATGATGGCTCACAGTCAGCTATGCTGTTTGCCGATTGGAACTCAAATGCTGAACTTGTTGATACCTTTAAGCATTATGTTGTTAGGTTAGAAGAAATCGCAACCGGCAAAGTCACAGAGTATGTGACACAAACTTCAGAGTTTTCGTGGATATTGATAGCCAATACTGAATACGGCGTTCAAGTTCAAGCTGTTGATGCTCTTAACAACAGGACAGCTTTTTGTTCCCAAGTGACAGAAACAACACCTGTTGATGAAGATGCCCCTTCTGTACCCACATGGGATTTGGTTCCTCTTGTTCCTGGATTCAAGGTCATGTTTGTGAGTTGGAATGCTGTAACCGATAAAGATTTGTCGCATTACGAGATTCAGCGATCTGAAGATGATTTTGATGAAGATATACAAACCCTCGGTGAAAAGAAAGGAACCTTTACAACTGACACAGATTTGGATGTGTCAACGGAATATTTTTATCGAGTTCGCTCTGTGGACACATCGGGTAATGCTTCGGCATGGAGTTCTGTTGAATCCGCAACTACAACACAGGTTGGTAGTGCTGATATTGCCGCAAATAGCGTTAATGCCAACCATATAAACGTTACGTCGCTTTCAGCTATTGCTGCAAATGTTGGTACTTTAACAGCAGGTGTTCTTGAATCGGACGATTGGGATACTGACGCTGGTTTCCAAATTGATCTCGGAAACGGTACAATTAAAGCTGGAGGCTCAGCAAATCCTATTTTTGAGTGGGATGGCAGTGAGCTTACAATATCATCTGTCGATGGTGATAATGAGATGATATTGTCTGGGGCGGAAATGACGCTTGGTAATACAGATGACGGTGATTATTTTCAGATGACCAGCGGTGATATATTTTTTTATAGATATATAAACTCTGACCACCGATTAGCTAAATCTCTAAAGCGAGTCGATACAGGAACTGCCGAAAATGGGGAGGAAACTACATTAACAGGATATTGGAAAGTTTATAAATTCACCCCACGGATAGAGTTGTCGATTGCGTCAGGATCAGCAACTCAAAACCCAAACGAATCAATATCAATATCGTATAGTAGTGCAACGAAATATGGAACTGAATACAGCCTTCCAAGCTCAGTAACTCAAGTTTTTATATCGGGGAAATTTGTTATAACGGTTCCAGAAGTTGCGTATTTTTCGCATAACTTATATGTGATTGTAGACGGAACAACATACGATGTTTCTCAAAGCTCAGGGGCTTTGTCGGGCGATGTTACAATTCCATTTACAAAGACGGTTAGCGGGTTGACTGGAAGCACCCATACAGTACAATTAAAGTTAATATACTCGGCGAATGAAATTTCCGGGAATTGTGTGCTTCAGTTATATTCTTACAATCTCTCATCAAGTTCTGTCCTGGCTGAGGGAACTTGTTCATACTTGGCAATAGGAGAATAAATGTCAACACTCATCACAGACATAGCCCGCGCTGTAACGTCTGGCGCAACAGACACGGAACTTAACGCAGTGATTGCGGAGTTCGTTGGGTCGTCTACAAGTGCCGACATCACAGCTTGGAGAGAAGACCATTACCTTGA